GCGACAGAAGGCGCAAGCGAAGGCGGCCAAGCTTGAGCGTGAGTGGGCAGAGCTTGAAAAACAGGTCCTGGAAAACAGGAAGGTCCTGGAGGGCAAGGACGCCCAGATCAAAGAGCTCAAGCTTCAGATCGACGAAAACAAGAAAGACATTTGGAGTATCACGGGGGCTGGTCTGATTGTGATCGGCGGTCTGGCGATGGGTTTTGTGAGCTGGAAGGTGGGCGCACCGTTACTCCTGGCCGGAGCCTTCTGTGCGGCGATCCCGTATTTAATCGACAGCCCTGCGTTCGTGTGGACCGGGGGTATCACGCTTGTTGCGTGCTGTGGGATTTTCATCTGGTGGGTCTTTGACAAAGCGAGGGACAACATCAATGAGACGCCTAAAGAAGAAATTCAAAATCGTTGAAAGCGATTTAAGAAAGGAACGAGATGACGGACAGCTCTACCATGTCGGCTCACGAAAATTCAAAATCGTCATCAACACGAACCACCGTTCTGAAAGGGAAAGGCTGGACACGGTTGTGCATGAGTGCCTCCACATTGGAGATCTTCGGGCACCAGAGCGAAAGATCCGTCACATGGCCGCTATCATCACCGAAGCCCTGTGGCGCCAGGGCTATCGAAGGTGAACAAGCAGCAGCGATACCGAAAAAAGAACCCGAAGATACCAATCATCGGCAACGCCAAACAGCGTGCGAAATACTTCGGGGTCCCTTGCACTATCAAACCGGAGGACTTCGAGATCCCGGAATTTTGTCCAGCCCTGGGGATCAAGATAACCCGTGGATCGAACAAGAAATCCACACCCAACTCTCCGAGCTTGGACAGATTGATCCCGTCCAAGGGGTATGTGAAAGGCAACGTCACGATCATCAGCAAGCTGGCGAACAGCATCAAGAGCTCGGCATCGTCGGCGGATCAAGTGCGCCGGGTTTACCTATGGCTTAAGAAAAAATTGAAAACAAATGACTCCTCCAATTCCACCACCAGAAGAAGTAAGTAGGCTTTTTGAAGACGGATTTAAATCCGCCTTAATTGGGGCGGCCGCCATGGTTGCCCGTATCCTTTTGAGCCACGAGAAGCAAAGCTTTGGGTACGTTGCCAGGCGTATGTCCGTTGCGTGCATAGTTGGCTTCTTTTCTTCCATGTTTGTTGCCGAGTATGTGAGCTCCGTGAAGCTTCAATTCTGCTGTGTTGGNGTCCTATCATACGCAGCACCAGAGGTTTGTGACTTTGTTCTTATTGCCGTTAGGCGTGGGAAANTGATCCCCAACTTTTTAAAGAGGTCCTAACTTTTGTAGTGGACAGGCCGGCAATAGCCATCCATTCATGGGTCATGGGTATCGACGCCAAGACCATTGTGAAACGCTTCGGCGGACGCATGGAATTGTATCGCCGGCTCACGGCAATGGGTCACGACATCTCCGTCAAGACCATCGAGAAGTGGATGGAGCGAGACTCTATCCCAACCCAGCGACTGATCGTTCTGATGAAGCTCGCCAAGGCCGAAGGCCGCACCCTCAACCTACAAGATTTTATCATCCCAACCGAAAAATGAGTTACATGACCCACAAGCCCACCGCCGAGCTTCGTAAGATCTTCGCAGATCTCGATGAAGTGATCGACGCCGCCAAGCGGAGCCAGGAAGAAATTTCCCAGCTCCTTCTCCTCCGCCACTCCAAACGCTTCCAGGACGAGCTGGCCACCGCCGGCAAGCAGGACGGCGAGCTGACCCGTGAGGTCGATGGAGAGAAGCTCACCTTCGCCGTTAAGGCCAAGGTCAAGTGGGACTCCAAGACCCTCCAGGACATCGCCTCTAACCTCCCCCAGGAAACGGTGTTCAAGATTTTCAAGATCGACTTCTCCGTGCCGGAGCGAACCTTCAAGGCTCTTACGGATGACGGCCTCATCGCCCAGCTGACCACGGCTCGCACCGTAGAATACGGCAACCCAAAGATCGTCTTCGCCAAGTAACCCATGGCAAAACAACCGACAGCCTCCGGCGCCAACACGCCCGGTAAGGCCACCCATTCTCCCAAAACCGACATGATCAAAATCATAAAAGCTGACGAGCGTCTCAAGCTCGTGCCCAAAGTAAACATCGTCCTGTTCGGCCCTTCCGGGGTCGGCAAGACCACCCTCGCTCGCACGCTGGATCCCAAGCGGACCCTGTTCGTCGATCTCGAAGCCGGCACCCTGGCCATCCAGGATTGGCCTGGTGACGTCCTCGATGTCCGGGCTGCCTCTCTGGCCACCGGTGCCCATCCGTGGGAGATCGCCCGTGCTCTCGCCCTCTACATCGGCGGCCCCGATCCGTCTGACGCCACCGGCCACTACTCCGCCGGCGTCTACGCCCAGGTCCAGGAGATGTTCTCCTCGATCGACCTTAAGAAGTACGAAACCATCTTCGTGGACTCGATCACCGTGGCTTCCCGTGAGTGCTTCAAGTATGCACAGATCCAGCCGGAGGCCATGTCTGAAAAGACCGGCAAGCCCGACACCCGATCCGCCTACGGCCTCCTCGGCCGTGAGATGATCCGCTGGGTCACGCACCTCCAGCATAGCCACCTGTCGGTCATCATGGTCGGCATCCTGGACTCCGAGAAGGACGATCTCAACCGCATCACCTGGAGCCCCCAGCTCGAAGGATCGAAGACCGGCCGTGAAATTCCTGGCATCTTTGACCAGGTCATGACCCTCCAGAGCTTCAAGACGGAAGAAGGCGAGATGTACCGAGCCCTGGTCTGCCAACAGCAGAACCAATGGAATTACCCGGCCAAGGATCGCTCCGGACGCCTGGAGCTCCTTGAGGCCCCGGACCTCGGTGCCGTCCTTAAGAAGATCCGTGAAGGCAAACGCATCGACACGTCGATCACCACCACTCTGCCGAACAAGCAGTAACTAACCCAAAACCCAAAACAAGAACACATGTTCAACGTCACCAGCGGTCAGCCCGACCCGAAACAGGGCAACACCCTCATCCCCAACGCCACCCTGGCGAAGGCGGTCATGAAGGTCCAGAACATCAGCAACTCGAAGCGCACGGGCGCCGAGTACGCCAAGCTCGACCTCGTCATCTGCGAGGGCGAGTACACCAACCGCCACATCTTCACCGTGGTCATGAACCCTCATGACAAGGACGGAGACAAGGCGGCCGGAGCCAAGATGGGAGAGAAGAACCTCTGCCACATGCTCGAAGGCACCGGCCTCATGGATCACACCGATCCGGCCAGCACCGCACAGTTTGACGGGGCGTCCTTCCAGGATGTTCTCGGAGCTCTGGATGGTAAGGTCGTCTCGATCAAGATCCGTGTCGCTCCAGGTAAGGACGGCTACGATGACAAGAATGAGGTCGCCCAATACCTGTCGCCTGTCCAGGCGTCCGGTTCCAAGCGTCTCTGGGAACAGCTCCACGGTGCCACCCAGGCCGTAGCTCCCGTGCAGAAGCCGGCGTTCACCGCCCAGGCGAAGCCGGCGGTCATCACGGCCGTCAAACCCAGCTCGGCCCCTGCCTGGCTCAAGCGTCCTAACGCCTAACTGATCAGAACCCCTATCGCCTACCGGCGAGCTTGACTACGCATCCGTGCGTACAAATGCTCCGGGCGATAGGGGTTCTTTATTTTAAGCTGGGGGCGTGGGGTATTGCTATCGTGGCGTCGGTTCCATTCCGGCTTACCCTTCCGCCCCCTCCCAATTTCCAACCGACATGCAACTCCGACCCCGCCAGGCCGACTTCGTAAAGCGATGTCTGGCCGCCCTCGCCAAGGAGGGTAACACCCTTGGCATCGCCCCTACGGGAGCTGGCAAAACTGTCATGCTGTCCGCCGTCCTTGACGGCCTCAAAGGCCGGTCCCTGGTGCTCCAGCACCGGATCGAGCTCATTAACCAGAACAAGCGTACCTACCTGGCCTTCGTGCCGGGCGCAAAAACATCCGAATACACCGCCGATGAGAAAGCCTGGTCTGACGGCGTAACCTTCGGCATGGTGCAAACCCTGTGCCGAGATAAGAACCTGGCCACACTCCCGGTGCTCGACACCATCGTCATTGACGAGTGCCACCATGTGGCCGCCGACTCGTACCAGGAGATCCTGGCCAGGGCTCGTGAGATAAACCCCAAGCTCAAAGTGTTTGGCGTTACTGCCACGCCAGAGCGTGGTGACCGGAAGGCCCTGGGGAGGATTTTCTCTAACACCGCAGATCAAATCACCCTCCCAGAGCTGATCGAGTCCGGGCACCTGGTTAAGCCACGATGCTTCGTCATCGACTGCGACATCCAGGAACAGCTCTCGAAGGTCAAGGCAACGATTGCCGACTTCGACATGGAGGAGGTCGCCTCGATCATGGACAAAGAGGCGATCACCGAGCGTGTGATCGAGGAGTGGAGGAAGGCCGCCGGAGACCGGCAGACAGTCATCTTCTGTTCTACCATTGAGCACGCCGATCACGTCAACCAGGCGTTCACGGAAGCCGGCATAAAGACAAGCATCGTCCACAGCGAGCTCCAGGATGTTCAGCGTGCCATGCGCCTGGACAAATTTGATAAGGGTGAAATCCAGGTGATGATCAATGTGGCCGTGCTTACGGAAGGCTGGGATTGCCAGACCGTAGCGTGCATCGTCTTGCTCCGGCCGTGTAGCTACAAGAGCACGATGATCCAGATGATCGGCCGTGGCCTACGCAAGGTTGACCAAGACCGGTACCCTGGAGTGATCAAGGATGACTGTGTCGTCCTGGACTTCGGCTACTCTCTACTTTCGCACGGATCCATCGAGGTCATGGCCCCCAAGCTGACGCCGGAGGAGGAGGTTGAAATGAAGGCGTGTGTTAAGTGTGGCCACATCTACCCGGCCAGGATGCTGGCATGCCCGGCGTGCCAGGCGGTGACAGAGGTTGAGGTCGAGGTCCCGGAAAACGAAAAGGAGGCCCTCGAATACTTTGCCATGCGAGAGATCCACCTCATGGACATGTCGCCTTACCGGTGGATTTCTATGTTTGACGGCATGGTCATGATGGCCAACGGCATGACGGCCTGGACGGTTGTTGTCATGTACGCTCGCCGGTGGTGGTCTGTGGGTGGCATTGGCTACCAGGCCAAGGTCCTGGGTAGCTCGGCCGAGGACGCCAAGATCCAAGCCATCGCCACCTCTGATGACTTCCTGCGGGTCCACGGAGATGCCTCCCTGGCCGGCAAAAACAAGCGTTGGCTGACCCAGCCGGCAAGCGAAAAACAACTTGCACAGTTGGGGCTTGCAGGGGGCATGCACTTCTCCAAAACCAAGTACCAAGCGTGCTGTGACATGACCTGGATGTTCAATGAAAAGAGCATCGAGCGAGTAATCAAAAAAGCAGCTCAACCCTAACCGACTTATGTTCACCCAAGATAACGGCCCGGCCTTCGCCGAGGCCTTCCGCCAGATCATCGACAAAGCGTTGATCGACAAACGGTCATCCCAACCGAAGCGCCAATACCTTGGTGCCTCTATGTGGGGTGACAGCTGCGAGCGAAAGCTCGCATACATCTACCACCAGATCCCCGAAGATGAGGGCACCGGCTTCCCGGCCAACATCCTCCGTATCTTTGACATGGGTCATGACGGCGAAGCTCGTATGGCCGAACACCTTAAGCTCTCCGGCTTTGATCTGCATACCAACAAGCCAGACGGTGGTCAGTACGGTTTTGAGGCCTGTGAAGGTAAGCTGAAAGGGCACATTGACGGAGTCATCCTGGGCGGCCCGGAGATCGAAGGCCTGGAGTGGCCGGCCTTGTGGGAGAACAAAGAGCTCAACGACAAGAGCTGGAACGACACCGTCAAGAAAGGCGTGCGACTCTCGAAGCCCCTGTACTTCGTCCAGGCCCAGGTCTACATGGCCTACCTTGAGCTCCCGAATACCCTGTTCACAACCCGTAACCGCAACACCGGCGAGGTCCACGCCGAGCTCATCAAGTTTGACGCCCGTGTCGCCCAGGACTCCAGCGATAAGGCCGTGCGGGTCGTAAGCTCCCTTAACCCGGACGAGATGTCCAAGTGCACGAGCGACCCGGCGGACTTCCGGTGCAAGTGGTGCAACTTCAAGAACCGGTGCTGGGAAACGAAGCCGGCATCCATCACTCCAATTCAAAACGACAAACCGACATGGCTCCGAAAAAATTAAAACGCTCCGAGGACCCGGACATCGAGCATGGCAAGGTCATGCGTAAGCTCGTAGATGACTACGCCGATGACGCCGAGGACGGCGAGATGCTCGTGGCCGATGGCTTCGACGCAGCCATCGTTGGTGTCACGGATGGGTGCGACCCGAAGGTCGTCTACGATTGGGACAAGTGCATAGAGATCCTGCGTAAGGACATGTCAGAGGAGGACGCCCTGGAGCACATGAGCTTTAATGTTACCGGCGCCTATGTCGGCGAACGCACACCCCTGTTTATCCACTTCCTTCTTAAATGAGGGCACGAGATAAAATCAACGGCGTGGACATGGCCTACTTCCGTGCCGAACGCATCAAGATCATGGCACCGCTTATCCGCCGGTGCAACAGGGAGAACATGACCATCACCAAGGCTTCCGAGTACCTTGGATGGTCCGAGTCCGCCCTGCGTAATTGGATCCGCATCCTCTGCATCAAGTGGAAGACCGGCCGTAAGCGTACCGTCTACAAGTACGACAAGACCGGATGGGAGAAGGCCGTGCTCGAAGGCCAGGCCAAAGGCTTGCCGATCTACCGGATCGCCGCACAGCTCAAGACCGGACATTGGAACCTGTCCAGGTTCATGAAGGACAACGGACTCCGCCAACCTAACCGGAAGAACCGACTCATGCCATGATCAACCAGGACCAAATCCGGGATCACCTTTATGTGATTTTCTCCGATCTCCCCGACACCGGCTATGTCTGCGTGCGTGGCATCGGCGAGAAGGGCACGCCCGGCGAGGGCCGGTTCATGGATGACAAGCACATCGACCTATCCCTGGGCTTTGACAACCTTCTGGCCGAGGTCACCAGGCATGTGGAACGCTGGACCGAAAGTGGCCACGCCAGCTTCATCGTGCCGGGCATCCTTAAGACGCCAAAGGGATCGTCCGATAATGTCTCCAGCTTTAACTCGATCGTGGTTGACCTTGATGCCGGTGACATCCTGGCGAAGCACCAATACCTGGAGTCCAACCTTGGCAAGCCCACGGCCGTGGTCTACTCCGGTGGCACACACGAGGGCGTGCTTAAGCGTCACCTGTATTGGACCCTCGCAGAGCCCACCACAGACATCTGCCAGGCTATCAAGCTCCGTGACGAGGTCTCCAGGAAAGGGGGCGCCGACATGCAGTTTGGCCTGGGTGTTAAATCCAATCCCTTTGGCCGTGCCCACCAGCCGGTCCGCATCGCCGGCTCTGTCCACGGTAAGAACAATGTACGCAATCCCGTACGCATCGAGATGCCGGAGGTGCCACAGACTTTCTATTTTGAGGAGCTCTCCATGTCGGCAAGCATGATGAGCATGCAACCCTGGTCTCCGCCCATTGAGCAAGAGCTCCAGGACGCCGTAGCTGACCGCACCCCGATCCCCTTCACCGAGACAGTCAAGGCCGGTGGTGACGGCAACTCGACACGCTGGAGCTCGTTCAACCAGGTCTCCGGCTACCACATCAACCTGGCCAGGCTCGGCAAGCTCACCATGACCGAGGCCGAGAACATGACCAGGGGGTGGATCAACAGCCACATGGATCCGCCCTGGCCGGAGCAACGCATCCGCAAGGAGTGGTCGGACATGGTCGCCGTGGATCGGCGCAACAACGGGCCGATGCCGGCCAAGCTTGAGGTCGTCCAGGATACCAACCTGGACATCGCCAGCTGGCGGGTGGACTCCTGGGTCATCGGCGAAAAACCGTCCCGTAAATTCCTTGTCGAGGGATACCTCCAGCGTGGCAAGCATCAGATGATCGCCGCAGAGGGCGGTGCCGGTAAGACATTCCTGTGCCTGGACCTGGCACTCAAGGTGGCGGCCTGGGAGCCGGGCGATAACTATTCCTGGTGCGGTTCCCGCATCGTGTCCGGCGGTACTGTCGTGTTCTTAACCTTTGAGGATGACCGGGAGGAGCTCCACATCCGCATCCACGACATCGACCATCAACGCCTACGGGACAAGGCCGGTGCCAAGCTGATCGTAATCCCGACCATCAACGCCGGCGGTGGATTTACCGTAGCCGTGGCTGATCCGAAGACCGGAGAGGCCAGGGCAAGTAACCGATGGAGGAGCGTGGTCGATCAGCTTGAGCAGATTAAAGACCTGGCCCTGGTTATCATCGACACCCTCAACGCAACCCTGCACGGCGAGGAGAACTCGGCCATGGTCATCGGCGATTTCATCCGGGTCGCCGGCGATGTCATCAACCGTACCGGGGCGGCCATGTTCTACACCCACCACATCCGCAAGCAAGGGGAAGACCCCATCAGCAACACGGAGGAAATGAAGACCGCTATCCGTGGCAGTACGGCCATCCTGGGCGCCATGCGTGTCGTCCTGGGTGTCTGGCATGCCTCGGACTACGCAAGGCGTCTGGAGCTCATGGGGAAGGCCCCGGATCGTGGCCTCCTGTACCGGATTGCCGTTGTCAAAGGCAACAACCCAGAGCTCAACCGCACCGAGCGTACCCTGTTGCGTGACCATGTCGGCATGCTCCAGGACGCCACGGAGCTGGACCGATACAGCATGGCACACAACGATGAGCGTACCGCCTGGCTGTTCCAGGCCATCACCTCTGCGGCCGAGGCCGGCCACCCGTACTCCAACGGCGAGCGTAACGCACGCTCCGGCCTGTACCTCCGCCGGGCAGAGCTCCCGCCCCTGCTCGCTCGTACCGGCCCGGTTGAATTTACCAAGATGATCCAGGCCCTGCTTGAGGCCGGCCGGATCCAGGCGTGCTCCGCCCCAGGAAGCCGGGACAAGAAGTGGCTGGACATTAGCCACGGCCCGATCGCAAGCGGAGCTGGCTATGAGCTGGCCGAGGGGGCCTACGACCCGCCGGCCTGGGGCGAGTTTGTGTTCTCGACCAAGCTTGGACTTGTCACTAACAAAGCTAACTACACCGATGAATAACGAAGAACATGACCTAATGGACAGGTATCTCAACGCCCTGCACGAGTTGAACCATGAGAAGCTCCGCCGGGAGAGCTTCGAGCGTGACCTGGTCATGCAGAAGAAGATTTCAGACGCCTTCGCCAAGAGCACCCTGGACATTGGCTATGAAGCCCGTGACCTGGGAGCAGAGCTTAAGAGAACAAAGGAGAAGCTCGCCCAGGCAGAAGACACGATCGGCGCCCAGCTCGTAGAGCTTGATGACCTCCGATCAAAGCTACGGTTGTGACCAGGAAGCCGTTCGACCCGGACACCTTCCAGGCCAACGACCCGCCGGCCAGAGAAGCCGTCAAGGCGTGCTTCCTGGGCTTCGGCGTTGTGCTCCTGGATAACCCGGACATCTACGGCGTAGATCTAATCAGCCAGGACGGCAGCATCAAGGTCGAGGTTGAACGCCGGCCAGCCTGGAAGACCGGCCCGTTCCCGTACGACCCGGTCCACATCCCGGCCCGGAAGATCCGGATCTTGGGCGATGGATCGTGCGCTTACGCCATCGTGTCCGAGGATCTGCGGAGTGTCGGGACGATTGGGGGCTTCAATCTGTTCGAGCACCTTATGCGAGACCCGCATGAGTCATTCAACAAGCATGTGGCCGAAGGCGAGATGTTTTACCGGATACCCAGGGAAGCGTTTGATTGGTTTGACGCCGGCGAGTAGGCACAAAAAAGGCCCAGCTTGCGCTGGGCCTTGTCGGCATTAACCCTGTGTCCCTTACCACCAGGAGCTGTAATAGATCCGGTAGCCTTTAGCGATCTGCTTGCGAGCCTTCTTGATGAAGGCCATGTCGTTGTCCGACTCCTCCCTGGAGCAATCGTTGCCGAAGAAGAAACCGCCACGGTACTTAAGGCCGAGGTGATCCTTGCGGACCAGGAGCTCAAACTCCTCCAGGTCTTCGAGCGTGAGCTCGACTTCCTGGCCGGCGTTGAAACCAGATCCGAACGGAGTCTCGGCCACACCGGCATCCTTACCCTTCCTCTCCCAGAGACCCTCCATGTAGCCGTGGAGGGCCGGGTGCTTGCGCCAGGTTGCGATGACATCCTTCTGATTGGCCACGCCCTCAATGCCGGCCTTGGCCTTGGGCTCATCCTCTGGATCACGCCGGTAGGCGTATTGGTCGAGGCCCATTAGCTTACGATGTCGTTGCGACCAATGAGCTGGCCATCGATCTGGTTCTCTGTCGAAGCCACCAGGCGGAGCGTCCGGTCCATCTGTTCCCGGTCAGCCAGGCGGTGCACACGCCGGACAGAGTCCAGCTTGTACCCACGAGGCCCCAGGGCCAGGAGAAGACACGCCTGGTACATCTGGGCCTGGCCGAAGATGGCCTTACGGCCGTCAACGCCGTCACCCTTGACCGGCTTGTCGATCAGCTTCTTCGTAGCGTAGAAGCGGATCGTACGCTCCGTGGCCCGGCCGGCGTGCTTGATGCCGTAGCTCTTGAGCTTGCGGTTCACAGCCTTGGCCAGCATCCAGGCCGGCCCGATCGGGTCCTCGTAGCCGGCCACCGGCTCGCCGGCCTTGCTCACGAGGAGAGCCCCAGCTTGCGGAGCTGTTCGGTGATGATGTCCAGGCGGACATACACCGTGCCGTTGATGATGACCCGGTGCGAAGCCCACGGGGTGGGCTGGGCCTGGGCGGAGGCGAGCTGTGCCTGGGCACGCTGGGCGATCTCCTCGGCACGCTTGCGTGCGGAGTAGAGCGTCACCGAGACGGTGCCCGGCACGATGCCGAGTTGCTTGGCGATGTCCTTGAGGGGCACGCCTTGCTTGGACAGGTTAAGGACCTGGGCCTGGCGTTTTGTGAGCGCCGTTTTGATTTTGGTTTTTCGCATGGTGGAAGGTTTACTTGGTTTCGTCATAGCATTGGACCTCGGTGCAATCCTCGGAGGCGGCGATGAGAGCGATGTATCGCTTGCGATCGTTGATGTAGACCTCGAACTTCTGGAGGGCGTCCTCCTCGTTCTTGGCCATCACATCGAACGACACGAAGATCGTTTGGGTGACGCAGTATTGCTTGAGCTT